CATATTTCCTCCTTTTGTAACAGATTTGGCTCTATTTTAAGACAAATAGAGTCTAATTTAATATAGTAGTGGCTATATTAAACTACACCCTACTAATTAGTAGGGTTGATTCTAGCCTCTTTTAGCTACTATTTTCAATAGCCTATGAAGACTATTTCTAATGTTTATTAACTCATTCCATTCCTCTTGTGAAGAACTATCACTAGTGAATTGCTCTAATTGAGCAATTCTCTCTTCAACTTGAGCTATTAACTTTTTATAATCCATATCATTCTCCTTCCGTGAGAGTTTTAAGAGCCGCTAGCTCTTCTTTTATCTGCAATCTACCAGCGGATGTTTTATTAACCACCGTCGGATTAATTTTGTAAAGCCAATATCTTGATAGGTAGTCCGCTGCTGATGCGGATCCAAGATTACTTGGTATATTGTACTTATTAATGAAATGCCTCATCATAAACAACCACAACTCTATCGATAATCCTCTAAATTCCTCAGCTTCTAGAGCTGGGAAGTAGAGATCCCTACCAAGATTAGGCTTAGTCCTTTTAGTCATTTGGATTACTCCAGCTAACAAGAACTTATCTAGCACTTTTTGCTCTTCTTCAGTTGGAAGAGTCTGAACCCCAGCATATTCTCTAAATAATTTTTCTGTGTAGTTATAGGCTACCCTCACTTCTTCTAACATTATGTCCTCCTCAGAACATTAAGTGGTCCGGTCTTTCAACTGCCCGTAGGCAACTCTAGTTTACTTATACAAGCGTTCACTATTTTCTATGTACTCAATGAAGCATGCAGTTGCCTCATATTGCTCATGCATAATCCAGAATACAATCTCATCGTTCTTGTATAATTTGTACTCTGCCTGTTCTTGATCACTTATAACCAAAAACTTGAACTCTATTACATAAGTACCTAGCATACCAAATTCCATTTGGTATCTCCCTTTAGAGACTTCGCCGTAGCTTTGTTTTATTGACTTGACATTAGCCAATAATGTATTTTTTATACCTTTATTCATTTTGTCCTCCTAAGAACATTTAATGGTCCGGTCTTTCGACTGCCCGTAGGCAACTCTACTTATGAATTAATTATTAAGTCGGCTAATAACCTAACTTGCACCTTATTGATTAAATTATCAACAGTTGCTATATATCTATTTGGTATATAGCTATTACTCATATAGCTATTATCAGATACACACAATAAGAACCTGTATATATCTACTAATTCTTTCTTATGAGTAGCTGTTGCTATCATTTGCTCATAAGCAGTTGTTTTTTCATTGTCAAATATATCAGCTGTAAACGTATTCATTTTGTCCTCCTCAGAACATTAAGTGGTCTGGTCTTTCAACTGCCCGTAAGCAACTTTGATATTTAATTATATCATAAGTATCATTAATGATACCTTATGTCCTAAAATATCTTTATTATCTTACTTGTAGCCCAAGCCATTATTATAGCTGGTATTACTACGTAAGTCCAACACATTAACTCTATAAACACTTCTATCATTTTGTCCTCCTCAGAACATTAAGTAGTCTGGTCTTTCGACTGCCAATAGGCTACTCTATTTATATATTATCTTCTATATATTCGAGTATAAGATAATTTGCCTCATATTGTTCATTCTCTATATTAAAGATTATTTCTTTATTTCTATATAGAGTATATTTTGCTTTATATTCATCATCTACAAGTTGAAAAGCAAACTCTAACACATATGTACCAAGGGTTCCAAATGTTGTGGAATACATACCACAAGACATTTCCCTATAGTTATATTTAACCATATTAACTTGCGCTAATAAGGTATCTTGTATAATACTACACATATTGTCCTCCTAAGACTTAATTGATCTGGTCTTTCGACTGCCCGTAAGCAACTTTAACTATTTAAACCTTATTTTATAAGCGGGCACCATATAAAATATTTATGGTGTGCGCACTGCATGCAGTATACAAGTCTCCGAAAAAACCTAGAAAAAATTTCCAGAAAAATAAACCAGAGACTACCACGAATATGAAATAATAGATTATAAAAGTAAAGAGGTTATTTATGTACATACAAGAAGGTCAAGCTTTTTGGAGTCATGACTATAGTAATCATTTTCCAAAAGATGCAAATAACAGAATGGATGCATGGCAGAATACAGGTCCATTTGCTAATGGAGCTGAGCTATACTCTGTAGAAGAACTCAACACTGGACCAGGCCCTTCTTTTGGTCCCGGCAATGAACCATATTATAGAATGGGTTTTGTAGATGCAGCTTTTACAGATCCAACTCTTTCTATAGGCTTTACTACTTGGTATGTTAGTTTCATAAAAGATTATAATTGGGTTTGGAAGGGTGACTATATGCCCTCAGTCTATATGCTATCAAATGGTGATTATATAGAGCCCTATACCTATCCTTATAGTCATCAGCTATTTATAAATAATAAACTATGGGCAGTAGTATTTGACACAGAAGATGGAGTTAGACAGCAATGCTCAATAATGCCAACTGTGACAGCAGCTTTTCCATATATTATTCCAGTTGGTCATACAACAATAGCAGATTCTATATGTACTCCCTCTATACACAATTATACACCAAGTGTAGAACGTTTTATATTCTCTAATGATAAAACACTGTCTACACATCATAGAGGTTATAAGACCTTAAGTTGGAGTGATGGAGGTACTTGGTGTAATCTAAATAATTCTGGCAATATGTCTTATCCTCCCCTATACACTGCAGCTACACAAGGGCCTTGTGAGACAGTAGAGGTAAACTTTTTTACTATGCCATTAGTACAAAGAGAACAACAGCATTGGAAATCAAATACTCAAACACTGCAACAAGGCTTTTTTGCACTAAACCAACCCTACGGCTGCAATGGCATTGTGAATTTCGTTACCGACAACCAATCATATTTCGCGACAGGTACCAAAATACTAAGCGTATTTGAATGGACACATTCTTCAACTATAATAGACCCTAGCTATATAAATCTAAGAGATAGTGCTATTGCCTATTTAACTTGTACCAAAATAGGTAAAGTTGTAAATTCCTATGTATTGGGCTCACCAGTAGAAACGTTCGAGATAGACTTTGATACGTGTGAGCTTGAAGACTCTGTACTGGCGGGTGCAGGAAACTTCAAGCTAAGTAAAGCGTCACCAACAAGTTTCATCATACTCAAGACCTCTTGTTGCTATTTGGACATGGCCAGTATAGCGCCTGAGTCAATTGAGGCCTCAAATAGTGCTATACATTTTGGCACGCTGACGAGTAACAAGTACAATTTTAGTAGTAGCGAAACTACGTTAAATGCGGCTAATGTTGATCTAACATTGGTTAACTATATGGCTACTAACTTAACCGTTGCGGCTACTACTAGTATGAGTTTATATATAGGTACCAGTCTTACTTTTGATGCTTGTGACCTAAACATTTTAGTACAAAACACTGTAGCTTGTACAATAAATATGGTCGACTGTGAATTTTTAGACATACCGACTCAGATAAAACTAGTAGCCACTGAAGCTGGCCCTTATAGCCTTCAGCATGTATATTTTGATAAAAATACTTCGGATCCCCTACAAACTTGGGTTGGAGATGTAGTAACCTATCAAGTTGCTCCTGGTAAATTGACAGAGGTAAATCTTACTCAGTATGGTATACCGACCAATAAGCTACCGACAACACCTGCTTCAAGTACAGGTACCACTAAGTTGTCTGATAGAATTGTAGGGTCATATGACTATAGTAATTTGTTTGGTGGGCCAATGGCGAGTACTCCAACAGAGAATAAAGCCATTAATTTAAAATACGACGTAGAAGATGTAAGTGGCTTGGATTTGCCACCCTGCAAGAGATAAAATGCAAAAAGTAATCACAGGGAACGCAGCGCGAAAGGATAAGAGATGCAAAAAGTAATCACAGGGAACGCAGCGCGAAAGGATAAGAGATGCAAAAAGTAATCACAGGGAACGTAATGAGGGCCCTACAAAGACTCAAGGATAAGCCAGCAGATGCGTCATTCTTTGTAGAAGAAGAATTTATACCACAAGTATTGAAACTAATTAACACTACTGCTGAACCTGAAACTAGAGTATTTAGTCTTAAGAAAGAGTTTGATTCTCAGTATAGCAAGATAAAAACTGCTATGGATAGTATGGGTGCTATTGAAACTAAAGAAGATTTGGATATTTTAAAAGAGGCTCAAAAGTTCTTGACCTTTATTCTTAGACACGAAGAGAAGTTGGCTAGTATAGAGGCAGTTAAAGACTTTAAAGAAGCGGTTCTAAATGTACTAGATGAGGAAAGTCACGAACTGCGAGATAGAGTTATAAGGAGACTAGGTGAGCCCACATACAGCGTATAACCCGTACACAGTTAACTTTATCTCTGAACTTCAGGGTAGGTATGGCATACTAGAGCAGGGCCTTACTAATTCAGACTGGATAACTAAGAATACCAAACTTGATGGTATCAAGTTTTCTTTGAAGGACCATGAATTTCAGAAAGACATAATCAATGACACTGCCGCTCACATGGTGGTTAAGAAGTGTTCTCAAGTGGGGCTCACTGAGATTATAGTAAGGGTTAGCCTAGCCTTTCTGGTGCGTAACCAAGGTACAACGGTTATCATGACCCAGCCAACTAGGCAAATGGCTCTTAATTTTTCTACTACAAGGGTAGATAATATAATAACAGAGGCGCCTCTATTGGCCAATCTATTGGATCGTAAAGTAGACAGTAAGGAGCTTAAAGCTTTAGGTAAATCTTACTTGTACATAAAAGGAACAAAAGGAGCCGTAGCGGCTATTTCAGTTCCGGCTGATATGATAGTAACGGATGAGTTTGATTTTTCTGACCTTGCTATAGTAGGTAAGTATAACTCAAGGCTATCACACTCTAAGTTTAAACTTATAAAAAGGTTTAGCACTCCTACCATACCTGATTATGGTATTAGCAAGGAATTTAATCTATCAGACCAGAAACACTATCTAATGAAATGCCCACACTGCAATCACTGGAATAATCATGACTTTTTTACAGATGTGGTAGTTCTACATCCTCAATTTAAAGATATCCCTGTGGATAAAATAGCTGTGGATGATTTAATGAATATTAGACCAGATCAAGTACAAATGCTGTGTCAAAAATGTCGTCAACCACTGTCATATCATGATTATACTAAGAGAGAATGGGTAGCCACATATCCAGGAAGGTACATATCTGGTTATCAGGTTAGGCCATGGAATACAGCCATGCAAAGGCCATTTGATTTGCTCAGGTCTAGGGAAGATTATGAGCTATATTCTGACTGGATTAACTTTGGTTTAGGCCAAGAGTATCTAGATGAGAATCAAGTATTTAATACCAATAAAGTTATAGAACTACCTATACCGCTAGGGGCTCCGGTATTTATAGGTATAGATTTTGGTAAAGATTGTTGGCTAGTAACAGGCTATAGGAGTGGCAAGCAAATTATACTTAACCGAGTAGAGAAGGTAAATGAAAATAAGATACTAGAAAGAGTAAAAAGTATAATTAGTTCAGATTTTGTTGTTGGTATGATACTAGATGCCCTACCTCAAACAAAGCTATCGTCTGATATTAGAAAGCTATTACCTGGTAGAGCCTATACTGCATACTACTCAAATAACCAAAAAGACTTTTTTAATATCAAAGGTAATGAAGAAGATATTTCAATAAATAGAACCCAGCTGTATGATAATGTATTAGCCATTGATGAGTTAATAGTACCTATTAGTGGTGATACAAAACTATTTAAAGAGCATCTTCAAGGCATGGTAAAACAACGTCTAAAAGATGATAGTGTAGAGGAGGTTAGATATGTGAAAGTAAAACCGG